CTTGAAAAAGCCGTTCAATGTTGCTTATCGGATTGTATTTATATGTAGTTAGTTTAGTCATAATAATGCGGATTAAGTGCCCGCAAAATTATTTATTTCTCCGTTCTTAATAAATCAATGATTTCTTTTATATCCGAATAACAACGAGAACATCTATCAGCACAGTGACAATATTGTTGTAAGTCTTCTATAGACTTAATATCATCATGTTTATCTACTAAATGAATTATTTCTCTATATGTAATATTATTGCAAGTACAGCTACCGTCCACAATATTATATAATAAAAAAAGTGTTATGATTCACAACTATAGCATGTTAAAATAGAACGTGCTAATTCTTGTGCCGGGTTAGCAGAACGTTGATAGTAAAGACTCTTGATACCGTTCTCCCAAGCAAAGATTAACAAGTCGTTAACATCCTTTGGTTTAGTATTTGGCGGTATCATTAAGTTTAATGATTGACCTTGATCAATGTACTTTTGACGTGCTGCTGCCTGAATTACTATTTCTTTCTGGCTTATCTCACCAAAAGTCTTAAACACGTCTTTTTCTACTGAAGATAAAAACTCTAAATGCTGTACTGAGCCACCTTTTACAAGTATAGACTTCCAAACAGCATCTGTGTTCTTATTTTTACTTTCTAATAATTTTTCAAGATAAGGGTTCTTATAAGTAAATTTACCCTTAGCTAAATCTTTTGTGAAGTAATTAGAGTTTAAAGGTTCAATAGAAGGTGATGCTTGACCCAATATAAATGAACTAGATGTTGTAGGTGCTACTGCTAATGTAGTAACGTTACGGCGGTTATAACCTTTTAGTAATGGCGGCTCACCGTACTCTTTAGCTAGTTGTTCAGATGCTAAATCTGCTTTAGTGCGTACAAATTTCCAAATTTGTGTATTTAAAAGTTTAGCTTCCATTGATTCAAAAGCAATCATTTTAGATTGCAGGTATGTATGCCAACCTAACGATCCAATACCAAGAGCTCTCTGATTGATAGCAAAGTTTCTTGGATGCTCCATGAATTTCATACCTTCTGTCTTATTGATGAATTCTGTCATTACTGAATCTAGGAAGTAAACTAACGTTTCTACTGCATCAGTTTCTTTCCATTCATCCCATTTTTCAAAGTTTAGAGAAGACAAATCACATACAAATGATTCATCAACACCATTAGATAACATGATTTCTGTACAAAGATTGCTATGATGTATTTTTAAACCTTTATCTTTATAAACTTTTGGTGCTTGTTTATTAGCATTATCTGTAAAGAAGATATATGGGTAACCAGATTCAAAACGTTTCTTAATTACTAATCCCCATATGCGACGTTTTTCTTTATCGCCGTCAACCATTTGTTTGAACCACTTATCAGTAACGCAGACGCCAATGGAAAGGTTCTGAATAGTATCGCCTTCACTTCTAATCTTTAAAAACTCTTCAATGTCTTTATGGTCAATTGGTAGGTACGCAGCAAATGAACCTCTACGTACATTGCCTTGTGAAATGTAATCAGTTAATGATTCAAATACTGTTAACTGATGATGTACACCGGTAGATTCGCCACCTGAACCAATTAATGCACCACGCGGTCTGATTGCTCCAAAGTAACCGGATGTACCACCACCTGATTTTGACATTGCTCCAACTTCTGCCATTTTGTATAGAATAGCGTCCATGTCGTCATCAACATAAGAACCGAAACAAGATATTGGCAAACCACGCTTACGACCAAAGTTAGCCCAAATAGGAGATGCTAAAGAATAAAAACCTTTATGCATATAACCTTCAAACTTATCTGCAAATCCAGGCAAGTTGAGATAGTATTCTGCTTTTTCAGCAATATCTCTAATACGCTGTTCAGCGGTTTCGTTTTCTAATAGGTAACCTCTTGCAAGAAATTTACGTGAGTCATTATTTAGCCAATAGATATCTTTGTTTGACATAATTATATTATAATATAGAGGTTAGATTAAAACAGATCGTCTTCCGAGAAACTTTGAGATTTCTTTGAATATTCAACGGGACGGGAATGAAAAAAGTCGGTCATATTATTGCCTAACAACTCTTCATTAAACCATGCAGTGTCTTTAAGTAACTTTTCATCTGTTTCAAATACGGTAGGAAAGTTAATACTTTTGAGAGATTCATTTATACGGTCTTTTATTACTTCTTTTAAGTGAGCTGCTGATAAACCATCTTCCTTGATACCGTTAACCATCCAATCAATAATTTTAGCTTCACTTTCGTATGCTTCTTTGGCTTCAGAGAGTATTCTTTCTGTAAGCTCGTCATCAAAAAGTTCTGGATGTTCTTCTCTAATGGTATTGATAATTTTTATACCAACTAAAGCATGTATGTTCTCTTCGTTGCGAGTATACTTAACTTGTTGGTCAGTGTCTTTAAGTACGTTTTTATTACGTGCAAACCAGTTAATAATATAAAACTGGCTCATTAATGAAACGTTTTCTACAAATAAAGTGAAGAGAATAATAGCATATAGGTATTGCTTTTTATGTTCTTTGTAAAAACGATGTGTGTACTTTTTAAGATACTTTACTCTGCCTTGTATCCATTCAAGCTTTAAATTCTCTTCAAATACTTCTTCAAGGCCTAAAACTGTAAGCAATCTTTCGTAAGCATTGTTATGAATAACTTCTGTGTTAGCCATAACGTAGCCCAAATCTTGCAACGAAGGATGGGGTAAATTTTCTCCTAATTTTGCCCAAAATGTTTTCACAGCAACTTCTATTTGACCAATAGCAGAGAGAGTACGGATAATAATTTCTCTTTCTTGATCTGTTAGCTTAACTTTGAATTGCTGCACATCTGATTTAAAACTGAACTCCTTGTCAGTCCAGAATCCATTATGCATGGATTCAATAAAATCTTCTGTCCATGGATAGTGATTTGGTTTGCGGGAAATCTGTTCGTTAAAAATCATAGTTGGAAAATTATTTAATGGTAAACCGAAAAGCCTATACAGAAAGTATAAACAATTTCAAAGAGGCAAATTTTTGGAAATCAAAGACATCCTCTTTTAAGTTCAATAAGTGCTGGAATATTTTTTTATCTTCGTTAAAACTATCATCGCATATACTTTTTAGATTGTTAAAATCTATAGGATATACACCTTTCTGAAAATGTTTATACGTATTCTTACACGAAAGGTTATATTGCGAAATTAAATTCTCATAAGTTACTAATCCTATATTACCGGTTTTCTCTTGATTAACAATAGTATTAATAACCTTCACCATACTAGCGTTAGGTTTTAGTAATACTCCTTTTAAAGGAAGTACCTGCAAATGAGGACCTGCTTTAGTGATGTGAAAAAAACTTTGAGGATTATATTTTGGATTTAGCTCAATTCTTTTATTATCGTATTCGTTATGAATAACAAAGCCTAAAAATAGTACCGGGTACTTATTATATGGTAATGTTATAAATTCTTTTTCAGAAACTGGTTCGTGTATTAATTCTATATCTATCATACTGTGAAAATTCTTTTTACGTTACCTGACTTTAAATCATAAACATACATCTTAACAACGTTGCCTTTCTTTACTTGCACGGTAGCTATCTCTCCAGATATGTTTGGTCCGCTAGTTATTATACCATCTACAGTAAGCAATTTACGTGTCTGACCATTGGCAGTATTAACTATTGCCAACTTACTGTCATCTTTTTTAATCATTGAGTATACTGTATTCATGTTGTTACTTAATTATAAATGTGTTAATGAATTTTTCAACATCTTCATCCGATTTATTATAGGTAAAAGATGTAAGCGCACTAACAGAGCTACTAATATCATTTACTTTGATTGCTGTCTTTTGATACTCTGCTTCCAATGCATCTATAATATCTTTAGCTGGCAAGTCTTCATCAGCAGGTACATTAAGAAGCTTTCTAATTTCTAGAATTTTGTAACCTCTTTTTAAGAAACCTTTTACTTCTTTACAGACATACATCTTATCTAAGATTTCTTCTGTACCGTACTCTTCTATCTTCTTCTGAAGATACTCACCGCTTATAACTATGCTCTTACCTGTTATGATGCAAGTGAGCTTTTTTGTTTTATTCATACCCTCATTATATAAATAATAACATGAAGTTCAATCTACTAGTTGAAGAAATATTGACAGAAGCCAAGAAAAATTGGGTTAAAAAAGCTGTAAAGGGTATCAAAAAAGGTGCTCTTAGAAAACAGGAGCATAAGAAAAAGGGCCAGAAAATGACAACTAGTGAGTTAAAAGGTTTAAAAGCACATGGTACTGCTCTTGAAAAGAAACGCGCTAACTTTGCATTAAATATTAAAAAGAAGAAATAATATGAAATTTGACCAACTAGTAAACACATACCTATCAGAAAAAAAAGATGAAGACGGTAACGAATTTGTTGATAAAGTAGCTAAAGCTGCTATGGCTGGTGAAAAGACCACAATGGTTGGCGGTAAAAAAGTAGCTGTTAAAATGAGCAAAGAAAAAGCTCAGAAGATTGAAAGCAAAAAGCCAAAAAAAAAGTAACTGAAGCTAGAGTTGCACCATACGATAATAGAATGCCTACCAGGCATACGAATGCATCTGTAGGTGCACAGAACTTTAATTTGAACTCTCCTAAGAATCAAGTTGGCGGTGCTTATGGTATACAACCACCTAAAGCTGCAATTTTTAAACTACCTAAAGATAGAATTAAATTAAAAAAGAATCGTCTTAAGAAGAAGTTCTAACCATATTGGCTAGTTCAACTGCTCTACCTTTTACTTGTCTAGCCCAAAGACTGTTTAGCATTTCTTTTGAAGCTAACTCAAAATCGTTTTTTAATAAAGCATCTTTCAATGCTTTAAACTGGGATAATTTATTATACCCTAAATTAAACGACATATCAATAATTGCTTTTTGCACGTTTAGAGGTAAACTACCTAAATTAGGTAAAAACTTTTTAGCATCAGCAAGAGCTCTATTAAAGTTAATTTCGTACAATTGTTTTATTTGGTTGTCGTTTAAATCTGTTTTACCTTTAACTAAAGCATTCACATCAACACCCATTTTAGCTAAAGTCTTTCTGTTGTTTATATCATCTAAATTAACACCAATACCAATGGTAGGATGATTTTTTGTATCTTTATATACGTGGTGAGCTAATTTTTCGTGTTTAACAATTTGAGGAAATAGCATATTTGATGTTACTTGAGCGTGCCCTACTGCAGGTGCACCTAATGCTAACCCAGCTGATAAAGCTGCTCCTTTTAAAAAGTTACCAATTCCTTCTTCCTGGATTTGAGTTTTGTTAAAATGCTCTTTAAACGTCATTACTATTATATTTAAACAAACCTATCTATAAAGTACTTCGGGAGTTTGTTTTTATGTTTAACCACCTCTTCATATACATTAGCATCTAGTATATAAGTAACGCAATAATCTTCTTTACTTCTAATACCTCTACCACAGGCCTGTACTAAATTACAAAGCATCTTATTAGTATACCAGGTAGGGTCTTCTTTAGCTAAACGTTGTATTCTTATGTCTCCTAAAGGTAGATATGCTGCTTTCACTATAATCTGAAACCTTGCATAATCATCTCTCAGGTCTACACCAAAGGTCATAGAGGGGCTAACAATAACAGTGGCTTCCTTTGACTTGAAATGATTGTCGAGAATAAGTTCATTCTTTAACTCTCCATCTCTGTATAAGAACCTCTTACCTTTGAGATTCCTTTGAAGCTCCTTAGTAATTTCCATGGTATGCGTATGTATTAGACCTTTATCATTTTTATGATCTTCGCATATACTCTCAATCTGACTTAGTAACTTAGGCATAAGCCTTTTTATGTTACCCTGGTTAAGCTTATTAGTAACGGAAACGTATATAGGAGCTTTCTTTGCATCAAAAGTACTATCTACCTCAATGTACTTGTATTCTTTAATGCCTAAAGACTTTGCATAATTTTTATGGTCAATAATTGTGGCTGACATTAATAGTACATTTTCAGCATAATCAAAAATATACTTTGAAAGCGTATTAACTCTAAGAGGTGTTAAACGTACTGTTTTATTTTCTCTTTGACATATATACTCACAACTACCCCATGTTTCATCAATTAAGATAAGAGTACGGTGTAAGTTTTTAAGCCAATTTAATTTTATTCTTTCGTTTATATTCAACGAAGCCGTCTTACTATTAAACCTATCAGTCAATGCTTCAATTTGTTCACTAACAGCAACCATTACACAGTTATGCCAGCGGTGCACATTTTCAGGTTCAGTATTATAGAGGTAAGGTACCTTTACACCGTATAATTTTAATCTATCTGGGTCAATAAAAACTGAAAACTGTTTTACTAATTCATCTTCCAGTTCTGAAGCTTCATCACACACTATAAAATTTTTACGTTTAACGTGCCCAGGCAATGCTAAAAACATTTTATAGTTTAGTACTGCAAAATTGCTTGTTAGTGCAATATTACGGGCATTATAATAAGGGCATAGATTTTTACTCCAGCACCCTTCTTTCATCTTTGGAGTTATCATACAAGGTGCATTTTCTACATCCACATTCACGTCCACTGCACACTGATAATTGTTTTTACCTTTAAGTAAAGGAGTCTCTTCAAATAGCTTTTGATACTGATCTTGTAAAGACTTTGTAATAGTTAAAGCAAATGCCCCAAAAGGGGGCTCCTTCATACAATCAATCTCTTTAGTATAGTTGCCAACATAGTCCTGTTTAAATGCTTCGTAAGTGTTAATTAAGTTTTTAAACTCAGCAGTGCACCCTGTAGCCACATTACCCATTGTTTTGGATAAAAAGCTCTTACCTGAACCGGTAGGAGCACTGCATATGACGTACTTGTAGCCCTGAGCAAAAGCATCTTCAGCACGTTTAATTAACTCAATTTGCTGTTTGCTCGGATTGTATCCGTCCGGGAATCTTGAAAGGTATTTACTTAACACCCGTCTATTATATTAGTTAAGTGCAGATAAAACAACTGTTGAATTGTATAATTTATTTTTCTTTTTAGGTTTCAACAACAGTGCTTTATAATATAAGTCCATGTTCTTCTGAGAAAAGTCATCCAGTGTATATGAAAATACTAAACAGTTATGACCTTGCTCAACTTTAAAAGGGTAAGGTATTTCAAATATCTTATTTGTATTGTTACTCTTAATAATGAAGTTGAAATAAAAATCTTTAAATCTAAAAATGAGAAGTTTACCAGATTTAATTGGCTTTTCTTTGTTAATAAAGAAAACTACTTCTCTTTGTAAAAAGTTAAAAATTAATTTTTCAGTTTCTTTATTCATGAATCCATGTATCCTATTTTCTGTTCAGGAGACATTTTTAGTAAAGTGTCGTTAAAATATTTCCAAAAGTCTTGTTCTTTAATCGTGGTAACAATGTCACAATTATCCATGCTTACCATTCTCCAGTCCTGCATAAAAATATCCCAAACTGGTAATAAGTTTTTTGCATCTGTGTTATATGGCATAGGACCACCTGCTGGTTTATAATTGAGTGCAAGTCTACCGTTTTCAGAATTTAAAATTCTGTCATCAAGAGTACATAGCATACGTCTCATAGGAGGTTTGCCTGGTTTTGGACGTCTTCTAATGAAAACAATCTCACAGACGTTTTCTCTTAGTACTGTTCTTAGTCCCTGCAATGTCGTTTTCATTAATAAAAGTTTCTGCTTTAGATTCCGTAGATACTTGCTTACAAATTCCGAATAATCTTTGTTCGTTTAAAAATACTCCTTTTTTAAGCTTACCATAACCTTCCACTTCAATGTTAGATACTGAAGCACCTTTATCATTTGGAAAGATTACTATATCGCCTGGCTTGCAATACTTTACACTTGGACCCGCTAAAATTACTTTAGCCTTTCTCCAAGCTTTAATTAAAGCATTTGTCGGTACGAAAATTCCGTTACGTACTACTGCATCACCTGAGTTATCACTAACTTCATCGATGAATTCTACTAGTACAATGTCATCAAAAATAAAAGATAAGGTGAAGTCTTCACCCATACCGAAATTACCTTTACCGTAAGAATCTAAGTCAATTAAACTCTTTCTCGTTTCTAATACGTCAACAGATACTTGTGCCATACAATTATTTACCAATAACGCTTAGAAGTTCAAGGTTTCTTTCATACTCAGCTCTACTCATAAACTCAGGTATGTAAGGTTTTTCTTTTTCTTCCTTATCTTCCTTCTTCACTTTCTTTAAATAGTTAATCTTTTTAAACTTTAGCTTAGGTAAGACGTGGTAAAGAAAATCATACTGTTCTTGCTTGGTAGAGAATAAGTTAGCATACCGGTTAGAAGTTTCATTTACATAGTTTGATACTTCATTTGAATAAAAAGATAACCATCTATTAACCATGAAGATACTAAACTGTGACTCATCATCACAGTTTAACTCTATCTTCTTCTTGGTGTTAATGATTGAACCTATGTAATCAAATATGGTCATTTCTTTTTTACTCTAGTTGCTTGCCAGGTACCGTTAGGATTTTCTTCCCAGATAATATTATCATCTTCGTTTAAATCCATTTGCTGACAAAGTGCAGCTGGTAGTTGAATAAACATTTCTTTTGTCTTTTCATCTTTCTGCACCTCAACTAACCAGCCAACACTTGTTTTCTTCTTCATGCTATTACTTTTGTCGTTGCAATAAAGATGTCGTCATTTAACGCGTAAAACATATCAATAACGGTTTTCATAAACTGATCTGCTTGCTCATCAGTAAGTCCAGTACTATATGCAAAGTTAGGAGCCTTACGTCCGGCATTAATATTAATACCAGTATGCCCTAATGCAACATTATTCTTTGAAATAGTAATACTTACACTACACTTACCTACCTTTTGAATTGATCCATCACTACCTTCAAACTCTGTATGTACTAAAAGATCGTCACCATCTACTTCAATAGGTTTTTTAATAATAGTATTTAAAATATTAGCAATTTGAGTATTAAAAAGTCTCTGATATGCAACTGCACCAAATGGGTCTAAGTTAGGTATTTCCCAGCAAAAGTTAATTGCATCATCACTATAGATAAAGTCATTTTGCAAAATATCTTCACTATCAATCATACCATCAGCTTGTACATTCATAGGAGCTCTAAAAGCTACAATGTTACCAATTGGTAATGTTTTCTTACGAAAGTAATTGTAAGCAAATCTCTTATGAATTAATAAACCGTCATATACAGGAATGTCTTTAATAATCATATCCCGATTATAAAGACATTCCTATTAAACTCAACTACTTTCGTTCTAGAATATAATCTAAAACTGTACTCTCAAAAAATGTCTTACAAAGTTCAGCATTAGGTATCACACAATGACCGCCAATTTTACTATCAACTGGAGGATATAAAACTGGTCTATTTACGTGCTTCATACCAAGCTTTTCGTAACCATCATTGTAAGTTGTATTCCACTTTGTCATTACATTCTCAAACAATACATCCTGTTCTTTGCATATTCTGTTTACTTCATCATGCCATGCAATACAGAGACCGTAATAAGTGGTGCATAAAATTTTAGCTAACTCAGTTGATTTGGTACTTAAAATAACTTCATTTAATATACCTAGTTCGTTAAAATGCTTTGATGCCTCTACTGCCGGTTGAAAGGTTTCACTGCCTATATACTTGACAAAAGTTTTTAACCCTTCATATAGTTTAGGATGAACTCCTCTCACAGGGCTATGTACAATATTATTATTGCCTGTTTTTTCTATTATCTTTAAAGTTGTTCCAGGTATTACTGTCGAATGAATAATAGTAAGACCAGGGTTTAAATTTTTAATATAATAAGAAACGATATCAATAAATGATTCATCTTTATAAGGTATACAGATATTTAAAATATTGCAATTTTCTAAACCATCATCACGTACAATGTCTCTAACACGTACGTCAAAATTTTTACCTAAATAGCATTTTTCTAACGATGAACCTATTTCACCGTAACCTACTATTCCTATTTTTTTAGCATTTTGATTCATAATAACTAATTACATCGTTAATTATATAATCCACATCGTACTTAGGCTTCCATCCTAATTCATTTTTTATCTTATTGGCATCCGGTATTTTATCCCAAGCCTCTTCATATAAAGGTCCGTGAATTGTCTTTGGATCTACTTTAATAATTTTAGATTCAGTTTTAGTAAAAGCTTTAACTCTCTGCGCCATATCATTTATAGTAGTTGTATTATCAGCATTACCTATATTCCATATTTGATTCATTTTATCCGTAATGCTAGTAAGGTAAATACCATCAATAATATCTTTTACATGTGTAAATGCTCTCACTTGTTCTCCATTACCGAACACTGTTATGTCTTTCTTACCCAGGGCTTGATTAACAAATGTTGGTAAAACAAACCCACCTGTCATTAACTGACGAGCACCACTAATGTTAAATGGCCTAATAATTTGATAATTGATATTTGAAACTTTAGCTGTATTGCTTAGTACAATTTCAGCTAATAATTTAGCCATACTATATTCATTTCTTACTTTATAGTCACCGGTAAGCAATTTATCATCGTCTTCTTTTAATAATACCGGTGTTGGTCTATAACCATATATTTCTGATGTGCTAACAAATATTAAAGGGCATTTATTATTTTTAGCGCAATCAATAGCCCAATATATGTCATCTAAAATATACTTAGCCATTAACCCTGAATGTTTTAATATGCCTACAGGACCTACTGGGCTAGCTAAATGAACTAGTAGGTCAAATTTACCTAACGCACTAGTATCAACGTTAAGTATATCATTCTCTATAAGTTTAACTTTACCTAATAAAGCATCATCTTTAGGAATAACAGCTGTAGAAAAGTTATCAATAACAGTTACCTCCCACCCTTCACTTAGATATTTTTCTACAGCATAGGTTCCCAAGAAACCTGCACCGCCTGTAATTAAAACTTTTTTAGTCATATTTTTCAATTATTTCTCTATTATTTATCATGCCAGAAGCTGACGGTCCACCGCGTGGGTTTTCTGTACCTGCGTAAAATAAGTTAAGCACTGATTTGTCCCAAGTCATCCACGATTGTCTTATATCATCTCTAGCAGGTCCTAAAGTTTGCTGCCAATGTGGATAAGACTCTTCTCTTAACCGTTTATAGATAACAGGCCCGGTACCTACAGTCCATACATCTGGTCTTGGCCCTTGATCATACTTCTGTAACCAAACAGGACCTGATTTAGCACAACCATCAGCAATTTGTAAAGGTGATTTCCAATGTGTTTCATATTCACCCTCTAAGCTTTCATATAAAGCTAAGTTAGCTAACTTCATTCTAAAAACCCAATCTCTATCTTCCCACCCACCATTTAAAAATCTCTCATCCCACCATCCAATAGTTCTTACTAACTCTTTAGTGAATCCCATAAACCCAACATTGTATATAAAAGAACAA